GTGACTGCGGACCCGTTTATCCCGGCCACGAATGTCAAGGTCAATGGTACTGTGTACCTTGTCACTGACTTCCCGGTCGCTGGATTTACGGTCGCGGAGATGGTCGCACTGATGGGTGGGCTTTGTACCTACTCCAGTGCGAGCACCAACGCCAAGCTCACCCAGTTGATGGGTGGGGAGAACTGACCCACGAGTAATCGTGGAGGGGGGAGGGGGGTCTAGATCTTAGACCCTCCTCTCCTGTGCTGCTTGTGTCAGAGCTGAGGATTGACTACCCTATTAAGGGAGTTAATGAAAAGCCTGACCCTGTTCTTACGATGCATCCTCATTGATTTGGGGATGCGATGTCGCACGAGCACCACTCATGACTTAAAGACAGTCATGAGTCGTGTTGAACACGAGGGGCTATCGTTTTTGACGATAACCCTGGCTGACTTTGGTAAAGACTTCCAAAAAAGTCTCGACCAAGGTTTTGTCGGTCACGACCAGTTTAAAGGCTTTGCCTTTACTGGCGGTCTCCCCCGATTTCTCGGAGGTTTCCTTGACTTCGTGTTCAGCCGGAAATCCGGTCGTTTGCTCGACGAGCCGTCTATTGACGCGATTCAAGCTATACGTCAGTTTACACTGATGTGGGCTAAAATCGAACTACCCTGCAGTGATGCTAGGGTGTTTAACGCCATGCGGCAGTTCGTCGCGTGTGAGAATGAAATTCGACTTAGCGACTCACGTCTTAGTCCAAAAGACCAGGACGGCTTTAAACGAGTTGCTAGGTTGCTGTGGGCGGATATGTTTTCCGAAGTAGACTACCAAGTCTTCAACGGTCTTATCCACCCTAGTCACGGTCCAGGCAGTACGGCTGACAAACTTCGCGGTAACGCGAAGTGGAATCAGATCGACTGGCCCGAACGCCTCGAAGACGTATTCACCTTTGGTGAAAATATCTTCGTATCTTGGAGCTATGCTCTCGATAATGAGGCGACTGTGAATTTCATCGAACCTGGAGCCGAGGTGCCTGTAAAAGTCACCCCTGTTCCAAAAACGCTGAAAACTCCAAGGATTATCGCCATTGAGCCCACTGCGATGCAATACATGCAGCAGGGTCTCTTGGACGCTATATCCTCTTACTTGAGAGGGATGACATCCTCTCTCGTTTGATCAGTGTCGAAAGTCAAGTTCCTAACCAGGAACTTGCTCTTCGAGGATCCCTTACAGGATCTATTGCAACACTCGATTTGAGTGAAGCTTCTGATCGAGTTTCCAATCAGCATGTACGGATGCTTTTGCATGACTTCCCTCATCTTTTGAGTGCGGTCGATGCAACTCGCTCCCGGAAGGCTGATGTACCTGGCATTGGTGTTATTCGCCTTGCCAAGTTCGCGTCTATGGGTTCAGCTCTCTGCTTTCCCTTTGAATCCATTGTATTTACTACACTTGTGTTCCTAGGGATCGAAAGAGAACTCAAACGACGGATTACAAAGAGAGATGTAGTATCTCTCCTTGGTTCGGTGCGTATCTACGGAGACGATATTTGTGTCCCTGTAGATTTTGTGCGTTCCGTTGTTGATACGCTCCATACTTTTGGGTATAGAGTTAACTCAGACAAGTCTTTCTGGACCGGAAGGTTTAGAGAGTCTTGCGGAAAGGACTACTATGCTGGCAACGATGTTACTGTCGTTCGCATGCGTAGTGAGTTTCCTTCCCAACGGAGGCACGTTCGGGAGATTGTATCGACCGTTTCATTTCGAAACCAGTTGTTTTTGGCTGGTTTTTGGAATAGCGCTAGATACCTGGATGGCATCATTGAGAAGCTAATACCTTTTCCATGTGTCGAATCCACATCTCCTTTGTTGGGCCGTCTCACCTTCCTCCCAGTAGTTGCTAGGGATTCAAAGTGGGATTCAAACCTCCATACACCCCTTGTCAGGGGTATGGTGGTCCGAGGTGTTTCTCCAGTTTCTAACCTGGATGGACACGGGGCCCTTCTCAAATGTCTCACTAAACGCAGCGTTTTGCCATTCGCTGACGTGAGGCATTTGGAGCGTGCTGGACGTCCTAGGTCCGTTGACATCAAACCTAGGTGGAGATCTCCTTTCTAGAAGTGATTCTATGAAGGTGTTTTTCCAACGGCAGGGGGGGACTTAGTCCCCTTCCTGGGAGCTTTGCTCCTTGGGGAGACCAATGTCTCTCTCGAGACATTGATCTCGGGAGATGCG